CGGGCGCTAATAGGATCGCCGTAATTGCCGCACATATATAAACGCTTAAGCTGTGCGACAAATTCTGGTTTTAATATTTGCTTAACATCATCAAGACTAAGTTCTGCATCATTAAGCTGAGGATTAACTTCTCCGCCATTTAAATTTCTAGCACACTGAGGGCAACTTGCATTACAGCGTTCTGTAACTTCAAGATGAACTGTTTGAATATCCCCAGCATGATACATTACTTTATTCCAATCATCATATAACGCTTGCCCACGCTAATATCAAGTTCTCCTTGGAAAAGAACTCTACGCATAGGATATTTAACCTCAAGCTCGGAAATAGATTTTATACAGTTTATATGATCCGGACTTACATCAACTAAGTTATTTGTTTGTAGTGCAACCATCTTACCGTTAGGAATATTCTCAAACCATTCTGTGGTCATATGCTCACTACTAGTATTAATAACAAGATCTGGATTTACATATTCAAAGTCACTGACAATAAATTTTTGTTTTCCATCTTCTTCAACAAAATCTCCCAAAGGTATCTTGTAGCCTGCATCCGGATCTATTTCAACAGATTCTATAGGCACACAAGAAGGAATATATCTAAAAGATAAATGAGGATTAAAATAAGTCTTACCAATATAACCTGTTTGTTCATCAGGATCTATGTTGTAGAAATTATCAAAGAAAATTTTGTCTTTTAAGTAATGAGTCAAGTGCCCGTACCAGCCGCCGATAATCACAATGTTATCAAAAACTTTTTTTGGATTAATAAGTTTTTGCAGTGTTTCGACCATCCATACTTTACTCAGCACTTGTCCTTTGCTATAAGCATCTCGAACAGAATTATCATTTTCAAATTTTGCTGTAAGCTCGTGTAGTTTAGTAATAAGTTCTTCTGCTACAAGATCATCTAATATGCCTTTAATATTTGACAATATTTTTTCAACTGTCCAGTTTGCTTCCAAGCCATTTGAAAAGTCTGCATACATGGCCATTCTGCTGTCCCTTGTTGCTTCTTGTTCAGGCGAGGAATAAAAATGATAGTCTTCAACTGTTACCCTGTTGATGATAAAATTCTTATGTTCTTGAGAACCAAACTTTAATGAAATAAGGTTCTTAATTAGCCTTAGTGCATTTTCATTTCCTGTAAAAGTAAAATAAGTTCTTAGACCAAATAATAAATCTAAGTTGTCATCAGTAGTTCTTGTTTCCATTATAGTCCTAACCATTCTTTGAAGTATTGTTCAAGCCAAGCAAAATCATTGACTTTGCTTGCATCATGTCCGCTATGAGCATATCTATTTCCTGCCCTAGCACCTTGGATACTGAAATATCCAAACTGAGTTTCTCCGCCTGCATGACACCACATATCTAAACGCTCTTTGCTTTCTATGTCGTTGTTGTTTTTATTAATGCCAGCACTTAATTTAACTGCTTCGCGAAATGCTGTACGCCAAGTAGCAAAAGGATTATAATTAAATCTATGCTCTGTGGCAATTATGTTAACTTTGACATACTGACTGGCAACAGTGGTAGTCATATCGGGTTTGTCTAGTTCTTCCAATTCAAAGCAGTCTTTGCTAAACAATTTAACTCCGCCATGCCCATACACTAGCCCGTTAATAGGATTTTTTGCTCTAAAAACAGCCACGCTTTTTGGCTTTAGTTCAAAGTCTTCAGGTAAGTGAAAATTATCAACTATCCACGAATCCGCATCAACAACACAAAACTTGTCTTGTTCACAGATGCTGGCAATATATTTGTGGCTTTCGAAAATGCTACCAACGCTACGAATCCTGATTGCATGTGGAATTTTTTGTTCCAGGCGCTGCCAATTTTCTTCAAGATTGCCTTCATCCTTGTAAAGAAAATAAACTGGAATCATGCAGGTCCCCAAGTGCGTAACTTAAATCCAAACAAAGGTGTTGCGCTTAAGTTATATAATGTAGGCCAACCAGTTTCTTTTGCCGGGCTGATGAATACATGCTTGAACCAAACACTTTGTTCGGGGCTTAATTCAACAACAGGAAGTTTAAGTTTTTGATTTAACTCAATGGCGATAGCATGGGAACGATCTTCTAAATACTGTCCCTGTGCTGTGTCATTATAAACTTCCTGCCAAAAACTTTGAAACCAATCGTAGTCGCTGATTAAACTATGATTAAAGTTTTCCACATAAAGTTTATAAGCGCCGAGCCTAGCACCATACATAGCCCATAGGCCATTTTCAACATCACGACCCACAGTCATCCATATTAGCCATCGACTGTAATTAGCAGGATAGATTAGTTCGTTAAACTTTTCTACCGGAACTTTCTTACCTTCGTCAAGGCCCATTTTAACACCTTCGCGAAAGCCTGCTCTAAATGCTTGGAACATGCTGGCATTGTTGACCACTGTTCCATAAGTATTATTCATTTGCTTGTAGTTTTCAAAGTCCCAGCAAAAATCTACATTAGTGGAATTATCAGTAGAAGCTTCGTGGGTTTTCATGTTTATAACATAATCACCGTACCATAGCTTAATACCGCCGTTGCCGTAGACCAGTCCATTGATAACATTTCTACTGCTCCAGCTAAATGTTGCTTTTCGATTAGTATCATCTAAAGTCAACTCTTGTTTCCAAATATTCCAGTCAACTTTACAATCCGCGTCAACTGTAAAAAATCTTTGTGTTCCTGCGGCAGCGGCAGCGGCTTTGTGCGCGGCGTCAAAACCTTTGACACCGTGTACACGATAAACTATTTCTTTGTTTGGATGTCCAAAATACAAATGATCAAAGTTTTCGTCTGCGTTGGGTTCATCAAAACTTAAAAATACCACAGGTATTTTTTTAAGCTCTATTTTAACAATAGCAGGTTGTCCCCTGCTGGTTACAAACAAATTATTGTTGTCTATAGAATTCATTAAACTCATTTGTCATCCAATCATAATCATTAATCAATTTAAGTGCGTTGCTGTCTTGAGCAAACTGCAAACCGTATTCTTTTCCTCGACGAGCTCCGTCTATTGCAAACTGTCCAAAAGGAGCATCTTTTCCTTTTGTACACCAAACATCTAAACGATGATTAGTATCTTTGTATATTTGTTCGAGAACTTCGTAATTGTATTTCACTTTATGCTTTAGTTCTTCGTTGGTCAAATTAATTGCTAGCTTTGTACATTCCCTGAAAGCACTACGCCAAGTTGAAAAAGGATCCTGATTAAAAGCAGTTACATTACTAATCTCATCGAATACTTTTATATTTAATCCAAAACCTGTTGTAAAGTCAACTGTGTCATTTACTTGTTTTAACAAAGGTAGCTTAGGTAATAGTTTAACACCTCCGTAGCCATAAATCAAGCCATTAATAGGATTTATACTTGACCAAACACAGAGACAGTCTGATTCGTTGGTGTCATACCATTTATTGAATTTGCTGGGTTTGAAACTAAAATCAAAGGAATTAACTATCAAAGCATCAGCGTCGACTACATAAAAATTATGTGTCAAGCTTTGTTCGGCGCAGGCTCTATGAGCTTGATAAAAGCCTCGAACTCCGTGAACACGACGAGCGTGAGGAACACGCTCCAATAAAAATTGGAAGTGTTGGTCGGCATAGGGCTCGTTATAGCTGAGAAAGAAAACATCTAGCATTATACTAGTATTTAATTATTCTGCTCAGCTTATAACAGGAACATTGTATTTGAGATAAAAGTCTTGGGCGTCTTTAAGATTATTAACCATCGGTTGGCCTTTGATGTTCAAACTGGTATTTAATAACATCGGGCAACCTGTTTCTTGATGCCAATCCTCTAAAAGCTTTCTAAAACCAGGACTGTCATTCTTGCTAACTGTTTGAACACGACTTGTTCCATCTGCGTGAATGATAGCAGGAAACTCGTCGGGCCGAGTACAACGAGCAACGAATTGCATATATGGACTAGCTGTTATGCCTGTGGGCATATCAAAATAGTCATGTACATATTCTTCTAAGATTGCGGGGGCAAATGGTCGGAATTTTTGTCTTCGTTTGATTGCGTTGACTGTGTCTTTGATGTCTGGTCCTCTTGGGTCGGCCAGTAGACTGCGGTGGCCAAGAGCTCTGGGGCCGAACTCAGCTCGACCTGTAGCCACGCCCACAATTTTTCTAGTTTTGAGTTCATTAATTGTTTTCTCCACTGGATATTGATCGCCCATGTTAGTACCTAGATAAGCACCTGGCCAACGAACATGTTCGCCAAAGAAAGCAACCACACCGCCTACACTGCTGCCAGCATCGCCGGGGTTGGGCATAATCCAAACATTGTCCCAGTCTCCAGTGATTTCACTGTTGGCCACGCAGTTAAGGGCACAGCCGCCCATTAAGATTAAGTTCTTACTGGCTATATTTGTTCGTGCCCATTTAGAAATGCCGTGCAATAATTCTGTATATATCTGCTGTGTAGCGGCGGCAATGTCAAATGTGTCTTGCTCGCTGAGTAAATCCAAGCGCCAATCAGGACATCCACGGTGTAGGTTACGCTTGAACTTAATTTCTGGACCATTAATGGTTTGAAAAAAGTCTTCGTAGATATCGTCTTTTAGTCTATCAGGATCGCCATAAGCCGCCATGCCCATTAAAATATATTCTTCTTCGTTGGGCTTTAAGCCAATGCGCTGTGTCATAGCACTAAACCACAAGCCAACACTGTCTGGATAACTTTGTGTATAAATTTTCTTTAGTTCATTACCCTGGCCATGCCAAACTGTTAGAGTTTCAAATTCGCCAATGCTGTCAATGACTACTACTGCGGCATCTTGTAAGTTGCTAGTGTAATAACCTGCGGCTGCATGACTTTTGTGATGCTGTCCAAATACTACACCTGCTGTCAGGCCATAACGAGCTAGATAAGTTTTAACATCGTTTTCCTGAGATTTATCTCCCTGCCCTGCATGAAACTGTCGTGCAGTTTTGAGTATCGGATCTTCGTACCATACGATTAAGTCAGGACGACCAAATTGCTCAGCTTCTTGTATAATGCCTGCACACAAGTCTCCGTCATTTTTAATTCCGCTATAGCGTTCACTGTGTGCTGCAAATTGTAATTCTTTATCGTGCCAAACACTGACGGCAGCGTCGTGACTGTTAGCACTTATTCCCCAAATGTTCATAATTATTTGTAAATGAAAGGATCTCGCTTACGCAATTCTTCTAGCTTTGCTTTTAGCTTTTGTTGAAATATATATTCGTTTGGTTCAATCCTTTTGTAAAAATCTAGCAAACTGTTAATAGAATATGCAAGTGCCTTTTTAAACTTTTCATAGTCAATGTTGGCAATGATGTCTTTGTATTCGTTGCTGTTAAAACAATAATGTCCACTAACACTGACTGCATTGTCTTTGTCTCTGCCATTGTCGCTGACCCATCTGCGCCAATTTTCCTGTTGATAAACATAGTCTGCAAATGTTTGCCATTTATCTTCAGGTGCGTATTTTTTAAGCAAGTCTGTTTGTACTTTACCTAATTGCGGAGCAATATTTAAACTGTCAATTCCAGCGTCGATTCGAAGTTTAATATCTTCGTTGGTAAAATAATCTGCATTATGTTCTTTAAACAAAAAGCCAGCGTCATGTATTTTTTTGGCAATTAACTTATTTGTTTCCAAGTCAAATTTTCCTACCTGGTCGCCTTTGGTTAAACTGCCTGTTTGTGTGACAAAGAATTTAACATTATTTTTATACTGCTGTAAAAATTCTAACTGTTCATCTAGTCTTGCTATACTACTTGCAATGTCTTCGCCTGTGTTATCCTCGCTGCCAAACTCAAGCATTATTTTATCGTATTGGCTAAGAGCAAATTCGATGAGTTCTCGTCCTCGTTCTAATTGCTTTTCGGGTATTCTACTAACATCAATGTGTATCAAATCCATTTTGTTTTTGATATCTGTTAAGATGGTTGCTTTAGATCTAGCCATTGCTAGTTCAAGATTCATGCCACGGTCTGCATCACTGAAATAAGGTCCGCAGTGATCCCTGCATACTAATAAATTTTGTGTTTTGTACTGCGCTATTTGTTCTAATAACTCTTGTGTAGTACACACATAACCAGAATTAAAATCAACTTGATTTCGGCTAGCAATAATCATGATAGGTGTTTTAGTTTTCAAGCTGTAGCTGCCTAATATATCAATGATTTCTTTGCTCATCGGGCCAAAGCCCATCTTAAACTGTTTCATAAAATTTACTTTCAAACTTGTTGTATAAATCAGCATCGGGTATTATGCCCGTGTAAATGCGAAACTGATTTAAGAACTGTGCTTTGTAAAACTCTCGTCCCGATATATATTTAATGCCCTTGGCCAAACATTGATTTTTAAAGTCGTTGTCTTTGATGGCAACATCAATTACTAACTTAACTTCAGGATGTAATTGTCCAATTTGATAAGGACTTTCTGTAGAACTTGTACCTAACGCAGTACAATTAATAACCACATCTGCGGGCATAAATCTATTTTCCCAGGTTTTTAAACTTCTGGCACAGACATTTAAATTATGACTACTTTCTTCTAGATATTTGATAAACATACTACCTATCGCGCCTGCGCCCAATATAGTTATTTTGCTATTGGGTTCTATACTTTTACAAACATGTTCAACACCAAATATATCGGCGTTATGTCCCCGAATAATTTCTCCATTAACGGTTATTGTATTACAACTATTATAAATTGCGATATAAGCGTCAAACTCGGTTAATAATGGAATAACTGTTTGTTTGAAAGGCATGCTTACGCTGATTCCACTGACCCCATTAAAAACTGCTCTCGACAAAGATTGTTCTATATTGTCACAAAACTTTGCTTCGTAAACAGCATCTATATTGTAATGCTCGAAGAATTTATTATAAAAGTAAGTTCCAGTTTTACCTGGATACTGGCTTAA